GGTTTGCATGATCACCTGCGTGAATACCTAAAGCAATGTCACAAGTCTCTTCTGTACGGTTTGCAATGGATAAAGCTACTGCTTGAGCAATAGAAGCAAACATTTTGTTTCTGTTAGGAACAACTGTTTCTTTCATATTGTCTTGCTCGTAATGACCTTCTGGTACATCTTTACCTCCTGTTACTAATGCTGAATCTAGTAGATCAACTAATCCGTCTAGTTTGATTTGACGATAGTTTACTTTAATAGGTTCAAATGTTGAAACATTAATAGCACCGTTTAAATAATCTACCAACGATTGAGCTCTCTCTAGCTCTACTCTGTGTTTTTGACCATAGTCAAAGCTTATGGCCGTAACAGATGAGTATTCTTTTAAACAACGTAGTAACAATGTGCTACTATCCATTCCACCTGAAAGTGAAACCACTACATGATTTTTAGACATAATTTATAATTTAATTTGTGCCAGGTATTTGAAACGTATAGGCAAACGTTATTATTTTTTCTCTCCTTCGTATACTTTATTTCCAAAATATTCATCTAGAAATTCTCTACGATATAACATTACTTTTCCCGTGTATTTAGGATTAGAAATGTTGTGAGTGCTAATAGTTTCGCGCAATTTATTTGCAGTGCTATACACTTCTTTTCCTGTTTCAGTACCAGCGGCATAACCTAGATATTCAAACAAAGACATCATGTAAGGTTTTAATTCTTTTTCCATAACTTTAATTTTAATTTTGATTTAATGTACGTAAAATATCCAATTCCTCCAACTATAAATGGAGAACAATTTAAAAGACTAACATGACCTTCACCACATAATCCTAAACTATGTTTTATGATCTCAATCATGATTACCTGGCTCCTTGTTGTTTGTAATAATCTCCTTTAGAAAATTTAGTAGTTGATTTTTCTACTACGGACTTTTTAGATTGTCCTAAAGTCGGTAACCAAGCCATTAGTTGCTCGTACTTGTTTTTTGATGAAGTTTTGCTCATAACTGTTTATATTTGTTTTACTTTATAAATATACGAACTTTATTTTATAAATCCAACTATTTATTGCATAAATTTCTAAAACGTTGAACATTATATTTAATATCTTCTAATTTATCTTCTAAATCAGATTCCATAAATTCTTCAATTTTATTTGTTGGTTTTTCTAATAAACCAATTTCGTTATATCTAATACCTAAAGCACCACATATAATAGGATTTGAAGTATCTACTGAATTAATTATACCAGGTGTCCAATTATCCCTATAGTGAGTAAATTCTTGAGGTACCGAACATCCTAATAAATGGATATAATGGTGTGGTTTAATTAAATTTTCATGCTTCATATTCTCTAGAAGTAATACTCTACCAACAGCTTGATTAGCTATTAAATTTTCGGTAGGACATAATTCATGATATACTACTGATGAATGATTAAATGCAAAGTGAGTATAACCCAGGTCAACACAGTGGTGGTATAGTTGATGAATTTCACTTATTGTAGTACCTTGCATTACTACCATTAAATTGGTGCGTTCAGGTAGCTCGTATTGCCTCCAATGTTTAGCATTTTTAGCTGTTATTGTTTTATTATTCCACTCATCAGGAACAATAAAGATATCAGGTTCAATTAACTTGATTTTTTCTCTTAAATCTTCAATGGTGTGTGTTACACCCTCAAACAAACCGTTATCCATTATAATGAAACGGTCTCTTTCTCTAGAATCTAAGAAAAATTGTCTATAATCGGCATGTTTATCTAATAAATGAGGTAAACAATACTCATAATCATTCCATCCAAAACTATAAGGGAATAACGATAACGGTAGTTCGTGTGATATTTTCATTATCCAATAAATGTTTTTAAGGCTTCTGCGCTCATATTTCCACTTTGTTTTCTAATAGTTCCGTTTGGCTCAATTACTACAGTAGTAGGAACATTTCTAATCCCATTCTCCATAATTGATTGGTGCCCTGAATCAACATCAACTGTTTCAAATTGTACTCCTGGTGTTTCTGCTGCTACTTTATTAAATGTAGGAGCAAATACTTTACACGGTCCACACCATGCTGCCGTGTATCTAATTACTTTTTTCATATTATTCTGTGTATATTGCTGAGTTTTTACTGTGTTCTTTAAATTCTACGCTTACTACTCGTACTCTGTTATCTGTTTCAATTCTAATAAACTCAGAAGTTTTATCATAGATAAATTTAGCAAATTGTTCTGCTCCTGTAGCTGGTACTACTCTAACTTGTGCTATACCTGTACCATGCATTTCTAATGCTTTTAATAAAAATGGGTCATCTTCGGCAATAATATAAGTGTGATCGAACATATGGTCCATCCATGCTTTAGGAGGCATACCATCAATAGTGTTTTTGGCTCTTTTCATTCCTCCAAAGTCCCACACCCAGTTTCTTTCATCAAGTTCTCCTTCAAATACAATTTTAAAAGAAATACCATAACCATGAAGAAAACTACAGTGAGTGCCTTCTGCTCTCCATTGACGAAATACTGTTGAGTAACCATCAAAGACTTTTGTTGATTGAAATTTCATAACTTTATTCTATTTTTGTTAATTGAGATACTAATTCTTCAAATAATTCAATTAAGCGAGATTCATATTGAGAAGCTACTTCAGGGTTCGCTTCTACTTTAGCTTGAATTTCATTTAATTCGCTTTCAACCGTTTTAAGATATTCATCTATTTCTTCCATAATAACTTATTTTTATCCGTCGCAAGATACACAATCTGCTTGGCGTGATCCTAAATCACCTTTAATTACTGAATCTGTTCTTAAATAATATAATGTTTTTATTCCCAATTTCCAAGCTTCTATGTGAACTTGATTAATCCATTTAGGAGAATCTTGAGGATCAAACGATAAATTTAAAGATTGCGTTTGATCTATATATCTTTGTCTAATTGCGGCTTGTCTAACTAATTCTAGCTGATTAATCTCGGGGAATGTTAAAAATAATTCTTTTTCATCTGGAGTTAATACAGTATCTGGTAGATTTAATACAGAGCCGTTATCTCTTAGCATTTGATCCCACCATTTATCTTTGTTTTCGCCTTTAGTATCTAACATAACTTCTAATACTTTATTTTTACGAATAAATGTACCTTTAGCACCGTTAAATGTGTAAATATTTGCGGGTAACGGCTCAATTCCTGCAGAGATGCCGCCTGTTATGACACTATTAGAGACTGTCGGAGCTATCGCAAGTAAATGCGTATTACGCATACCAGTTCCACGACACCATACTGGCTCTCCGTATTCTACTGCTAATTGTCTTGATGCAGCTTCAGCTTCAACTTTAATTTTACTAAATACATTATGAGTATATGCTGTGGACGCTATTGAGTTGAAAGGTACTTGTTTTTGTTGTAGAAACGTATGCCACCCCATTACTCCTAAACCTAATGCTCTACCTTTTTTAGCATGGTTATTAGTTCTAACCATACTTTCTTTACCACTTGTTTTTTCAATAAACTCTTGCATCACGCCATCTAAAAAGTAAATAGATAGTTGAACAGTATCTGTGTCTTTCCACTCATCGTATTTTGCTAAATTTAATGAAGATAAACAACATATAAATGAATGTTCTTCATCAGTATGTAAAGTAATCTCAGTGCATATGTTTGTCATAGATACATCAAGATTATTCATTAAATATGAAATTGGGTTTTGTTTATTTACATTGTCTTTAAACATGATGTAAGGTTCACCCGTTTCCATTCTTGCTTTTAGAATTTTAGTCCAACGCTCCATAGCTACTTGGTCTCTTGCTTCTAATTTTCTCATAAAAATATCATCTATAACAACACACTGATGTAAATTTAAACACTGTCTGTTAGGATCACCTTTAGCACGACGAATTTCTAAAAATTCATCAATATCAAAGTGATTAATATCTAAATTAACAGAAGCAGCACCTCTACGTACAGATCCTTGATTTGTAGCGATAATAGTTGAATCGTAAATTTTAGCCCACGGCACTACACCTTCCGATTTACCATTCCCTTTAATTTCAGTTCCTCTACCTCTAATTCTAGATAAACTAATACCAACTCCACCTCCTACTGAGGTTAGCTTCATTAATTCGGCATTAGTTAAACCAATACCTCTAATTGAATCTGGAGTGTCGATTCCAAAGCATGAGATTGGTAATCCTCTACTAGTACCCATATTTGATAATACAGGAGAAGCAAGTCCTAACCATCCATTCCAAAGGATTTTAAAGAATTTATTTTCTAAATCAGGTCTATTTAATCTAGTTGAAGCCGCTACAGCTACTCTTCGATAAGCCTTCTTAGGTGTTTCTCCAGGTAGCAAGTACCCTTTTGAAATTGTAGCTAATGAGATTTCGTCGAAATACTCAGGGTAGTCTTTACCCCTCTCCCACTGTGTGTAGTCGATAGTTAAATTATTGTCCATATAAAATTAAAATAAATCGTTTGCGTCCCAGTTTTGGACTCCTTTTGAATAATTAGTTACTCGGTTAGCGAAGAAATCTGTATGTTGTTTTCCTGCTGATAAGCTGTCAAACCATTTCATTCTCTTAATTGAAGCATCATCAATTCCATTGACAACGGGTTCATAACCTAAATCTTGCATTTTTGTATTAACTCTATATTTAATAAAGCTAACTAAATCGTATTTTGAGCAACCATCTAAATCACCCATTTCATAAACTTTATCAATAAAGTCTAATTCAAGTTTTAATGATAATAAAGCAGCTTGTTTAATAGCTTCTTTTAATTCGGGAGTATTTAATTCAGGTTTTTCAATTAATAATTGTCTAAATAACCAACATCCTGCTTCCGAATGCAAAGATTCGTCTCGAATTGACCATTCAACAATTTGTCCTACACCTTTTAATAAATTTCTTAGTTTAAATGAAAGAAGAATAGCAAATGATGAAAATAAATTAACACCTTCAGTAAATGCTGAGAATATGGCTAGCGATTTGGCTCGTTCGCTCCAATCTGGTTCATCTTCGATTTTATCTCTTACATTCATTAATGCTTGAATTTTAGCCATTGTTGATTCATCTTCTAAAAATTCAGAAAAATTATCTAATCCTAATTCTTCGTTCAATAATGAATAAGCTTCAGCGTGAACTGTTTCCATATTTGCAAAACACACAGCCATTGCTATAACTTCAGGTTTTCTAAACCATTTAGTAACTAATGTAGACCAATAATCGTTTACTACTGTTTCTGTTTGGGCAAATCCTTTTAGTATAGAACCTATAACATTTTTTTCGGATTCACTTAAATTTTGTTTCCAATCATTTACATCAGACATCATAGGGACTTCCGTATGTAACCAATGAGCTTGTTGTTGTTTCATCCAAAAATCAAATGCTTCTGGGTATTCAAAGGGCTTATAAACTACTCGCTCTTGGGTAATATTTCTCATATACGTTTTTAAATTTTAAATCGGGATTATAAATACATTAAAATGGGGCTTGATCTGTATTAAGGATGAAGTTTCTTAAAAAATCTTTTTCATCTTTATCTACTGCGTTGTAATCGCCGACTTTACTATTAAAAGCAGGGGTTTCTATTTCAAGAAAATCTTCAAATATTTCAATTTTACCCATTGATGTATCTATAGTTGACGCAAATGTCATACCATCACCACCTAATCTATTTTTCATAACATGCCAACGTCCAATACCTTCTAATTTATCTTTTCTATTTCTAGCTAAAGATAATACAATATCACCAATCATTAATTTAGAATATGACCCTGCTATGTTATCTCCTTCAATAATATCACTTTTAGCACCTGTTCTATTTGCTTGTGATGGTGTTACAATAGGTAAACCTAATTCAGTAGCTAATCCTCGAATACTGGTGTATATATCTTCAGTACCCTCTAATCTGTCTCGTGATGAATTTTTAAGTAAGTCAATATAATCAATGTAAATTACATCAGGAACAAATTCATATTGAGTTCTAAGTTGTTCAATGTGTTGTTCAATATTATCTAATGTAGTTTTACCTGCTGGGAATTCTTTGATTTTGATTTTACCAGGTATTTCATTAGCCATTTTCTCTACTTCTTCACGATGCATTGTAATTTGGTCTACAGGAATACTTAATAAATTAGCATCCATACGTCTTGCTACATAAGTTTCACTTAATTCTAAAGTATAATACAATACATTAAATCCTAATTTAGCAGCATGTGTAGCCATATCAATAATAGCCCATGATTTACCACCACCCGGATTACCGAATATAATAACTAATTCACCTTTACCATAACCACCTTGTGTAATATTGTTCATAACAGCCCAAGGAAATGGAATTGGTGATCTATTATCATCACGATATCTAGTTTCAATATCTTTTTCATATTCGTGACCAATAGATCTTATTTCACCTACTTTAAGTGCATTAAGAATTAATTGTCTAATAGAATCGAAGTCATTAATACTCAACAAATCAGTAGAAGCAATAATAGCTTTTTTCATTTGTTGATTTCGACAGAAACCTAAAAATTCGTCTTTAACATATTGGACATCTGTTTGTTCTGATTCTCTGTAAGCTTGGACTAATTGTTCTTTAATAGCGATTTTTAGTACATCGTTTTCTATTTTTTGAACTTCAACCTTAAGAGCTTCCATTGAGGGAACAGTATGATACTTACTAAAGTATTTTAAGATTTCTTTTATAACCCATTGATGAGATGTATTTTCAAAATAATCATCACTTAATGATTCGGAAATTGTAATAAGGAAATCTCGATCTGTTAATAAAGCACCAATTACTTTTGTTTGGAAAGTAGGTCCGTACTGAGATAATTTACTCAATGTTGTCATAACTTTTATTTATTTTATTTTGTTAAATATACTACCTTAGGATGAGGGATCCAAAGGTTTCGGCAAGCCAAGTATGCGTATTTCCAATAGAATTTCGCAAACCATCTGCTTCGTAAAGCATTACAAATCCTCCAACATTTAATGGAGTGATTTCTTCATTTAATGAATTAATTATATCTTCTTTGCTTTCATCTGATATATTAGGTGTGCGAATATTCATTAATTGGTAGTTAATACTCAACTGTTGTTTAGATTCTAATACAGCACCATGCATATTTTTAGCTCCTTGATTATCTTCACTTATCTCATAGATATCGTTTAAATCTAATTCGCTTTCTCCAGACAAATCAAACATTTTAAGGATTTTTTTAGGTCCTAATCCTCGTATTCCTGGTAGATTATCTGAATTGTCACCTAATAATGCCTTGTATAATAGAAAGTTATTTGGGTGTACATTAAATTCGGCTACAACGTCATCAACTTTGTATGTTTTGCGTTTAGTTGGTGAATACACATGTACTTTTTCACTAATTAATTGATAAAAATCTTGATCAGCCGACATAATGGTAACTTCATTGCATGTTTCATCATTTTCATAATGTTTTGCTATAAGTCCAATACTATCATCTGCTTCAATCTTATCAATTGATATTAAACTAACAGGAAGTTGTTTTAAATAATGAATTAAACGGGACATTTGCCCAGACATTGCATCACTTTCTTCTTCTTTGTCATCAAATACATCCCAATTCATAATGCGGGTAATATTTCTATTTCCTTTATAATCAGGGTATAAATTCTTTTTATTTTGCGTACTACCAGTACCATCAAACACAAGTATTACACGAGTAGGACGGAATGTTTTAATAGCGTAACCAACACTTCGTAGATAACCAACCAGACCACCTATATGGTGGCCTGCTGGGTTAATTGCATTTATTGTTGAGAAGTTTCTCATAAAAGTATTCATGGAATCTACAACAAGTATTCTGCTGTTTCTAGTTGGTTTGTCTTCTCCTAATGTACTTATGAGTTGACTTAGAAATTTTTTATCAAACATTAGTTATCATCTATTTCAATCATAGGAGATATACTTCTACTTTCATCCCATTCACTAGCGTCTTCAACAATTTGTAGTTCTTCTACATTTGTTCCTTCTGTAAACCACTCGTAAGCATATGTTTTTTTATAATCTTTTACGGCATCATTATCATCTGGTATAAATCCATGAGGTGTTACGATTATAGTTGAAGATGTTGCTATGCCACAATCAGCATGAATTTTATCAATTGCTATTTTAGTACGTTTAGCGAATTCAACTTTTTTACCTTTATGCTGTACATTAATTTTAGAAGTACCACTATTGGTTACATTTCCAAATGTAATTACAATTGAAGCATCCCAATACATTGCGTTTCCACCTTTATTTGTCATTCTAGGTTGTGACATCGGGGTTAAAGCCGGTTGTACTCCTGTTTTATTGATTACAAATAATGTATTTGTGTAAGGATATTTTTCTTTACGTGATAATGGAAATTGTTGGTTGATAAAATTACCAAATTGAGTAGCCATAGCACCAGCATTCCACATAGGATTATTATTTCCTTGTTTAACACTCATATCACACGGAATAGATCCAACTGAATCCCATAAGAATAATAAATCATAAGGTAATTTACCTTTCTTTTGTTCGTCCAATATATCAGCAATAAATGCAGATACATCTTCAATAGTATTTAACGATGATCTATCAACATATAGGAAAAATCCTTTATAATCCATAGTATCACCTGTAATTCCGTCAGGAATAGCTTCTACTTCTAGTCCCATTTTCTTAGCGTGAGCAAAATCCCATTTCATCTCAGTAATAATAAATACAGGTAATACCTCCATTTGTTGAGCGGACACTGCGGCCTCAATCAATAATGTAGTTTTCCCTGTATCGGAACCCCCACGAGCAATTGTTACATGGCCCATGGGTATTCCTGGAATAGAGAGTGCATCTTGTACAGCTGGGGAAAATGGGATCCATCGTTGTTTTTTAAACTTAGATGACTCCGATAGGAATTTTGATTTTTTAAAACTATCTAAATCAAATGGCTTACCAGGAGACGATTTTATAGCGGCCGAAGCCATATCGTTTAAGGTTCTTTTAGCCATGATTAAAATAAGTCGTTAAATTTATCTGCTTTTGGTTGTTTTGTGCTTAAAGTATAATTAGGCGCTGGTGTTTCTGCTTTAGCATCCCAAGGCATATCATTAAGACCTTCTTCTTCTTTAGCAACAATAGGTTCGTCAGTATCATCTTCTTCAGGATTAGCCCATTTTTGGAAGATTTCATTTAAGCTTTCATAGGTATGTTTTCTATTAATTGCAAAGATATCTGGTTGTTCGTCTAAATACAGTTGTAATGCTTCAGCATCATCTGTAATAGGTGTAGTTTTTACTCTTGGTGTAAGAAGACATTTAACTACTTTACGACCTGCTACAGTATCATCAACTCCTTCAACAATAAAATCACGTCCATCTTGAATGTCCGTAAAATCACCATAATCTTCGTTCATTGCAATATTCATTAATTGGGTGTAAATTTCTTTACCAAATTCCCATAAACGAACTCCTGATGCTTCTTCACCACGAACAATAACAGGTGCGAATACTCTCATTTTAGGAGTAATCTTTTTAGCCATTTGCCAATGATCCGGATTGTCAGATTTACGAAGTTTTTGTGCTGCTTCTAAGATTGGGTCAGCTTCACCCCAATTTGTTAAGGCCAAAATAGGTCCTTTAGTGTAACCATAGTGAAAATAAACTTCACGGAATGGTGTTGACTTGTTAAATTTTGACGGAATAATACGAACTTGGTGTTTTCCCACTTTCGGTTTCCAAAAAATTTTGGAATAGTCAATTTTGTCTTTGGTTTGCCCTTTGCTTTGGAAAGAGTCCAATTTTGATTTGATTAAAGATAAATCCATAACATTTTTTAATTTTAATAATTATAAGTAAGATAAATGTACGAAAGGAAAATTAGGAAGCCAAATTAGACTTCAACAATAGTGTGGATTTTTGTATGTACTTTTCTTAAGCCGCCTTCTTGAGTAAGTAATATAACATTACGGTGGTCAGGCCAGTTTACTTTGTAGTTAGTATCAAGTACACCTTGATTTAGTTCACGAATTAAAGCGTTTAATGCATTAATTGTGTATAAAGTATTAGATTCTTTTTTTCTATGTAGTAATATTGTGCTAGGTAGTGCATTTTTCGATGTAGTATTCATAACATCAATGTTATATGTTAAAATCAACTCGTTAGTATCCGGAGAGGATAAAACGAATATTTTATTATATAAAATAGAATAGCGATTTGTAAGGGCACCTAGCACTTCATCTAATCTATCTTGAGCAATAAAGGTGCAAAATAATTTATTTCCTACCATGTCATCAATAACAATGTCGTTAAATTCATAACTGGCCATAAATATGTGTTCTTGGGTCATAACCGTTTGTTTTTCTATTTTAAATTATTATAGTGTGTTCCTGTTTTTACTCGTGTTGGGTATTTTAATTTAGCTAGGATCTCCCCAATTTTCTGCGTTTCTTCGCGCGATACATCTATAAGCACGGAGTCATATGTATAGAGCACTATACGCGATTTTAACGGCCTAAACTCGCCAAATAATGCATGTAGTTGTTCTACGTTTTGCGATGTTTCGAAATTCTGGATATAGTAGTTAAGTATTTTTTGTGGTGTTGGGTTTTCAATATCTTTTAAATGAAATATTTTACCTGATGGTGTTTTAAATGAACCACCATATTGGATTTCATCCCATAAACTATCTGTAAACATGTCTACTTCCTTGAAGAATGGCTTGTTTTTAAATTCTTTTCGTATCCCTCCGTATAAATTTTGAAATGTAATTTCTTTTACTTTAGATATATCGGATTCGTTTAATATTTGGGCAATTTGAACATATACACTAGTATCGTAATCAAATTTGTATCCTACTATATCACCTAATAAACGAGGGTGATAACCATTAAAATCAAACTCCATAAATAAGTCATTGCCAGGAACAAAGCATTCTCTCTCCCCGTTTTCTTTATTTAGAGCAGCATAATTTATATTATTGAAGGAATTAGAAGGGCGACCAGTAAGAGTATATAAATTATAATTAGTATAAGCTCGTCCTTGTTTGATTGAAAAATGCGGCGTAGGATGGTTTTCATGGTATTTAATAAAGCATTCGCGATCTAATTTAATGCCTTCTTTTTCAATTTTAAAGAACACATCAATTTGTTTATTTGTATAATCAGTATTTTTATCAATATATGGTTTTACTAACTCGTAAAGTAATTCGCAATATTCATAATGTTTAGAAATTGGAATTAATTCATTAACATTCTTTATTGAACCGTGGTTACGATAAAAATCAAACATAATTTCAGGTTCACATTTGCTTAGCTCTAATTTAGCGCCTTTAGCAATACTGTTTAATGTTATATCGTTTATTTTACCACTTAAAAAATATTTAGTGTGTTTTGCATCAATAGCATATAATTCCTTTTCAGACAGGAATTTTTTAAGTGGTTGCCATTTTAGACTTAGTGATTCGTTATGTTTAATACAGAATATATATCCTTTATCATCAAATGGTTTAACATAAACTAATGATACTTCAGATATAGCAGGGTGATAATTGTAATTGTTCGATATTACATGAACAAAACATTTATCAAAAGGCGGTAAAAACGGTAATTGAGATTCCTTCTCGATAATATAAAACATAACCTTATTTATTTATTCGCTAAATGTACGAATAAATTTTTAGGAAACCAAGAAAGATGTCAATCCAGGCATTTGACTATTAACTTCTTCTAAAGTTTGAGTGTTTTGATCGTAAATTATTACTTGATAATTTGATGAAGATTGGTCAGCTAGTTGATTATAAGCGTTTTTATCTATTTCTTTAATTAAAATATTTGAAGTTCTTAAGTCTTTAGAAAAATAACGAGGAGAAGACAAGGAAACATTAGGATTTAATAATGAATCTTTTAAAGTAGGAACGGACCCAGCAGATAAAATAGAAGCAGTATTTTTTGATAAAACATTATAAGTTTCTAATGATTGAGAATTATTATCAAATGTTTTTCCTGTAGAATATTTAGTACCATTAACTATGTTATATGATCCTAGATAAGGTTTTTTATCACTTATGTAACGTAAAGCAATATTTTGCCCTATACCAGTACCATTGGTATATAAACTTTCTTGAATTCGGCTTTTAGGTATTGGTCTCATTAATTAATTAAATTATTGCCAGTATAAAGAATCTCCAGATGTATTAAATCTATTATAATAGTTTTCAGCAAATGTGCTTCTTTCATATGCTTGGAATCTTGTGCTATTTTGGTAGTCTGTTAAATTTCCGCAATCTGCACATACTTCTACTATTTTAGCAAAATTAAATCCTGCTGTATAAGGAGTTACCGTACTAGGAGTTGCTTTTAAAAATCTAGCAGTATTAGGCCATTTATTAATTAAATAATTTGTTTGTTCTTCTACTGTTGTACCAATTATAGCAAAAACACCATTTGGATCTGTAGTGTTACCTACACCTTTTCCATTCCATTGGATTAAGCCTACAGAAGGATATCCATTAAGATCTTTAGCCCATACTGCTCCTGGATCAAATGAACCTCCTGTTTCTTTTGATATATTACCTAATGCAGCTGCTACTTGTACCTTATTCCATCCTGCAGCTTTTAAAGTATTAAAAACTATTAATTCATTGGCGGCCGCGGCTGCTGTATTTGGTATCCTTATTCGATTTTTACCTACTTTAATAATTGTTCCTGGATATTGGTTATTATCCCATTGTTTCCAAACCTTTATTCCTGTGGCATTTTCAAATACAACAGGATAAGCACTTAATTCTGTGGTCCAGTCATTTCCTGAGAGTTGGTGTCCTAGTCTAGTTACAATATATGCAATTTCTCGGTTACCTATGTTTTTGTATCCTTTAGGTATAATGTCTTGATTAATTTTAAATAAATTTCCTATAATTATACCACCAATACCATCTAAAGTAATAGTTAATTCTGTTGGTATAATAGTTCTAAAACGGTTTTGTGGATCAAATCTATCTAAACTAGCTAAAAAGTCTCTATAAGCAAAATCTAACCCACCATAAGCATAATTAAAATTATCATTTGTGCTATTTAAAGTACTAGAACCATTTATATATTGAAAATAATTATATATCTTAGTTAAAAAAGGTAAAAGAAATGTAGCAGGACTATCAGGTTTATTAGGATCTTTTTTTAACTCTATAGTTGAATTAAAATTCTTTTTAGGTATTAATCTATCTGATATCCCTTCATTCCATGCAACTAAAGTAGCATTATCGTATCCTAATTTTCCTATACCTTCAGGATCTTGAGCAGATATAGCTATAATAGAACCCATTTCAGGAAATATTTTAGATGAAAATTTATAATCTCTAACTACAGAATTAAGATTATGCATTTGAAGAAGAAATAATTTTTCTTTTGTACTTCCAGTAAAATTAATATCAATAATTCTACCTATAGCATTTCGATTATCTACTTGAATATCAAAATTATTTATATTTCCTAAACTATTTTGAACATCTCTCATAACTCCTTGAATATAATCCCTTATAGATATAGTATTTTTATTTTGAGGATCACTAGAAGCAACATTTTTAGAAATTGCATGTTCATATAAGTAGTTTAAATTAACATATATATTTGAAATATATCCTAATTGTTTTGTATCACCATTATTATCTTCTAAAAAAGGTAAAGCACTTTTAGATGATACATTTGAAGCTGCGTTAGCAACTTGATCTGCTACTACAGGGATTTGATTTATAAGACTTTGTTGTAATGCTCCTTGTATAGGAATACTAGAAAGAGATGTTTTAAGAAGATCAATTACTTCTTGTTTAGACCATTGTTTTTGAGTTTTATCAGTAGTTGAAACAGCTCCATCTTCAAACGGGTCTTCATTAAATCCTACAATATTTTGTTCATATATATCTGGTTTCCCTGGAGGGGCGGGATCATAATCATAGCGAAATAGTTGATCATATAATTTATTAACATTTCCAAAGTAATCTAAAAGATTAACAGTACCCGATCCAGGATTTGTGTTAGGGGAAGAAAATCGGGTTCCATTCCAAAATTCAAGTTCAGGAACTCCACTAGGAAATGTAAATCCAACTAAAGCATTTCCTAAATCCGTAGCTAGTGTTGTTATGTCATCTTTTAAATTACCATCATATTTATATTGTTTTGTATTTGTAAGGTCAAATCCACCTCCAAATGTAGAACCTAATGTTGTATCTCCTGTTCTAGTCATTTTAGAACCAATTCGTTCAACTACTGCAGGCAGCACAGAATTTTTTAATGTAGAAAAATTGGTATTAAAAACGGCATTCTGGATATCTCTAGAAGGTGTTATTCTTGCAGGTGGTGTAGGTGATGTAGGTGCTTGAATTGAGAGGTTATTCCAATTGTCATTTCTAACATAGCATACTCCTAGATTAGTTGATAGAGCTAAAGGACTAGCTATACATTTAAGAGATTTAGCATATGCATTAATTGGTTTTTGAGGATTAAATAATGATTCAGGAGAGTTAGTGCTATTTTTCTTATCGTATTTTATATAATTTTTAGATTTATAGTCAGTTTCATAAGTTACTAACTCAGAAAGTGGTTGATTACTAGCTCCTTTAGTAAACACATACGTACTAAGTAAATCACAAAAACTACCTAATGTTATATATATTTCTGCTTTAGGATCGTTTTGTCCTAGGTTTTTAACTAATCCTCCTCTATCACCCTTATTCTCTCTAATATCTTGTCTATAAAGATAATAATAGTCTCCTGATCTGTCAGTTATAGTTGTTGATAATCTGTCTGATCTTCTATAAGCATAGTTCCATAATTCTTGGATTAATCCGGGAATAATTCCTTTTTCATAAGATTGAACAACATTTATATTAGAAGGAGCTCCTGGTATTTGAAGTATTCCTTTGTTAGAGCTATCAAATGCTATTGTTTCTCCAGGTACCCAATTACATTTAAGTGATTCTAATACTTCACCTAGTGATATAATAGAAGTAGTACAATCGTATCCACCATCATCTCTAGCAGCCCAATTATAATTTTTAACATACCCTAATAAGGCATCGTATGTTCCTCCACTTTGATCAATTAATTCATAAATTTGAGCAAAAGCATCATTTAATTTTAGATCGCTTTTATTTAATATATCATAGCTAGGAGTATAACCATTTATTTTAGCAAAATCCCAACCAAATTCTAAAAGTACAGTATATCCCGGACGCATATAAAGAAGTTCTAATTCTTCTAATTGTTTAATATCCCAACAATTAAATGTTACTGTTGCTTCTTGAAGTGAACCGTATGCTCCCTTTGATTGTATAGCTACATTAGTAATACCCGGCATAGGTCTAATACCAGTTCTGTTTAAATTGCCTCCTTGAGATCTGTTACTATAGGCATTTGATGCATTTCCTAAACCATTTTTTTGAGTAAAAACATCTACAATACCATCTTTAGTTTCTTTTGTAGAATGATTTAAGGTTCCACCTTGTAAAACATAGTTTTTTGCTAGTTCATTGGTTATACCCCCTTTACTATCTCTAGTATTAACTCCTGAAGTCATTCTTACCCAAGCTGAGCGAGAATTTAATTGGTGGAGAAAAGCGGGAGTTCTAGCAGCCATCCCATCTTGTCTTCGTTTTAATTCGTTTTGAATAAATGTAGGGAAGGTTTCTCTAAATATTGACATAACATTTTATTTAATTAATATTTCCGAATATAGTTAAAACATTATTTATATCCGTAGGTATGCGTAATTGTGTTCCAGGCACAGGAAACATAGATCCTAATGTGCAATTATTATTTATAGCAGATATAACCCACCATAATGAAGCATCTTGATAGTAAGTATAAGCTAATAAATCTAATCTATCCCCTTCTACAGTAACAACATATAAATCATTAGCCGTTGGTGGTATGATAGGAAATTGTTTAGCTTTATAGTATTGTTTTCCCGCACCGAATGGGGAATCAATAGTTGTTGTTAATATGTCTGCGTTATTGTATATCATTATTGTGGTATATTAAGGGGAGCAACAATATCGTTTATAGTTGCACCTCCCGTTACGGGGGCTAATTGAGGCGTAGGTAATACTGATACAGGGCGGACTCCTGGTGAATTTTCTCCCACTGGTATTTTATTATCACTTCCAAATATATCTGTTAACCATTTATTTTGATTACTTTGTCTATCACCCATAAATGCTGGTAGATTTTTCCAATCTGCTACTGGTTTTCCGTCTGAACCTGGTACTGTATTTAAAATTGTTGGAAATTTGCGAGGAACGAAGTCATGTACCGGAGCAAATGTCATTGTTATAGTCATTACGTGTGGTAATTCATATAAATCTCCACCACTTTCTGGTTCATCAATTGCTATCTCCCAAGGTGAATCGTTACCTATAGAATATGTTAAATTTTTAATTATTCCTGGTTGTCTGAACATATAATCACCTAATGTTAATCGCATATATGGGGCTCTCATTATATTATTACTATAATCAGGCATTGTATTTGAATATAGATAATTTAATTTTTGCCACATTGGTCTTAATTCTTCCTCAGACATTGCCGCTACTTGAAGAGTAAATGAAATATTTCGTTCAAATCCTTTGTAAATATAAAAAGGTTCTCCACGTCCTATATAATTAACTGTACCCCAAGACGGATTTGGACTATCTGTAATATCCTTAAGGTACGAACGAAAGATCATCCAGACACTATTTGTTGGAGAGTCGTTATCGACTGCTTCAATTCTAAATTTGATTAAATCTCTTACTCTAGTAGGTCTTGCGTTTCCTGGTATTTTAATATATGATGAGCCCGGAGCGTCTGAAGCATAGTATAGTGGGGTTAAATTAACCTCATCTTTATAACCATCAGCTTGGCTTAAACCCAAGCGAGAATCTATATTAAATGTTTTTAAATCTAAATTTTTATATTTAGATCTCCCAGTTATATTAAAGCGAATAGGTGTACTAGCTTGATTAGCCTTATTAATTTGACTTACTCCAACTGTGGTACCTATATTTTTTTCAAAATATGTTGTTCCTATTTGATTTTTATTTGTCTGTCTATCAATAGCACTTTGTAATATTGAGTATGTTTTGGCAGCCCCGTAATTAATAGCATTTTGATCAATTTGATTACTTTGAGCTAGAGTATTTGTTAGATCTTCAGAAGGAGGAAGAATATTATTACTATATTCTATTAAAGCTTCAGAATTGTATAAGTATTGTAATGATACTCCTTGAGCATTATAATAGTTTGGATTTAAAGCAGGGCGTACATATAAATAATCTTCATTCTCATCTACAGCGTTGTTAGTAAAACCATCTTGTGAAATTTCAAGAGGTTTAGTTAAAGGTAGATATTGAGGATTACTTAATGTTTTGTAAATATATGGGATAGTAGTAATTCCTATACCATCAATAGAACCAGGACCACTAATGTATGAAGCTATATTGGCATCCGGGTTTTTTACTAATTTAGCTTTTAATCTAACTAATCTATTGTTAGCTCCTTGATCTTCTTGATTGTTATTAAAGGCAACATTTTCATATTTGGCATCATCGGATTGAATCGGCAACAAACCATGTCTTGTTATATGACCTCCAAAAGCATTAAGTGGAACTTGAAGTAATGTATTAATACCACCATTATAGATACGAGTATTCCCTATATTAGCGTTAAAATTATCACCACCTCCAAAAAGTGTACTAAAGTTTCCTTGTAATACATTATTTAATATAGCTCCAGCGCCTAGAGGTGCTTCCAACTGTGGATTAGACAACTGTAGTCCAACTTGTTTGATTACAAACAATGGACCTTGTGGTGCATCTTTTAAGAATTTACCAATACGAATGAAATCTTTTTGAGAAGCATTTGTTGCTCCTGTAAAACCTCCTCTAATTAAACCACCGTCAATTCCTACAGCGTCGTTAGGATCGGCTTGTTGGTCTAAAGCAGGTGGAATAGCAGTAGTAATATATGGAGCTCCACTATCACCACCACCTATTGTATCACGTCCGTATCTTAAATTCCTTAGATTTGTTAATGAAGCCTGTTGGAATATACCCATTATTAAGTATTAAGGGTGTGGGAAATCTACGTATTTAAGTCCAGGTGCGTTTCTGTAGGGTGCCGTATTTAACGGATCGGCTTCTTCTAAACGTGATGGTGTTGGTATAAATGGTACAAATCCACCTGCTATTACTTGAATAGGTGGGTTTCCATTTACTGAATATTGATCATGGCGAGACCCTGGAGGATTTGGGTTAACGTTTGGTTGAAACGTTGGTGGTACTGCCCCTCCATTCCATTTAGGTACTGCATTAGTGTACGATGTTGGATTTTGTAGTAAGGTTACTAATGATGTTGGCATATTATTTATGTTTTAATGTTTATTATAAATATTAAATTAAGCTAAGCTATAATTACTTTTAAGCAATGAGGTCCCTACTTTATCTGGTCCCATATATATGTCAGATTTTTTATTATTGCTTTGCTGTACAAGTTGATTAGTAATTAATGTGTTTTTGTTTAAATCTTTTAATTCATTTAATAAGGCAGAATTATCTTGAACAACCGCGGTTTGTTGTTTTGGTCTATTAATCATATCTCCTAATCCTGGAGCAGCAGCAAATTCATCATTATCGCTTAATGAAAATAAACCACCTTCTTTAGGTGATATTATAGTTTTACCTTTAGCAGAATACATATCTCCAGCAGATGTAGGTTGAGTGGCATCAGTTTTAGCATCGTCAAATGCCCCCATCATAGCAGCAATTCCCGCTACTATACCAACAGCAGCAAGACCAAAAGATATAGCAGAAGCAGTAGCAATAGCGCCAGCAGCTGATAATTCTAATTCAATTGCTAAGGTTGCTAAAGTTGCTAGTGTTTTCCCTAGTGATACCCCAGCAATAGCTAACATCATACCATATAAACCTCCAGCACTTGAAAGTGCACTAGCCATTGCTTCAACTAACTGTCCTAAAGGACCTCCTACTAAGCTTGTAACAATATCCTGCATTTTTTCCATAGCAAGATTAAATTGTTCTTGAGCATTTAATGCTTCTACTTTTTTAGCTACTTCCTCACCACTCATAGAAACAATTTGTTCATGTGACATGCCCAAATATTGTTGTTTTAATAGCTGATCGGTAAGTTCATCTGTAGTTTTACCCATCATATCCGCTATCTTCTGTTGAGCAATAACGTTCATGTTAGAGTAGTTATTAAAATCAATTCCTTGATTTGCTAACTCTTTCATTTCTGTTGTTAAATCTCCAGTTAAAGCAGCAGCACGAGCACGTTCTAAATTAAATTGTCTTCCTGTAATTAATTCGGCTTGTAATTCATTTTCAATAGATGATTCAAAATCAAGTAAAGCAGATGCGGATTTTTTAGCGCTTTCTAAAGTAGTACCTAATAATCTAGCTTGAACAACAGCTTCTGTTAGGGCAGGTACATTACCTTTAAACATTGCTAATGTTTGACCAGATATTTTACCAACTTCATCCATAACTTCTACTTGATCTTGCTGAAGTCCATTTTGAACTGAGAGTTGTTGGGTAGTTTGATAAATGATGTTTTTAACATCTTTAAATTCTTGTCCAGATATCTTAGTAAGTTTTGCTAATCCTCCAGCAGATTCATTACTAATTCCAAGTGTTTTAGTTAACTTAATGAACTCAGTGTTCATGTCTTCACTAAACTGGGTGTTGTATCCTAATTGCTTTCCTAACTCAGCATTAGCAGCAACCATTCTTCCAGTAGTAACTGCTATATCTCCAGAAGCAACAGCAATAGCATTAAATTCTTGTCTTATAACAAGTGCTTCATCATAAGTTTTAACTAAACCTCTTTGTATTTTTACTGTTTGATCAGATATGGCAAACGCCATTTGTTTAATAAACGCAAATATTGCAGTAAATGGGCTAAGTAATTTTGATATGTCTTTATATGTGTTACTTATTCTATTAGTTACTGTATCTTGTTCTTTTGCTAGTTTAAGAAGAATTTCATGTTTTTTTATTTCATCTTCATATTGTTTTTGGAGTCCTTTATGAGATTTTATTATATCTTCAACTTTATCTAAAGTTTGTTGTTTTTGAGCAGTAATTTTTGCTTCTTGATTTTGATCTTTTTCTAAAATCTTTATATTATCTTCTTGATATTTAATTTTTGCTTTAATATCTCGAATCGCTTGAGTTTGTAGGGCTCTATCAGCAGTTTCTCTAGTGTTTCTGCGGGCGACTTCAGTAGCAGCTAGTTGTTGTCGTAAATCATCAATTTTAGCATCAGCTTCTCCAATTCTAAGTCTTCTATTAATTTCTTTATCTTCTAATTTAAGAAGTTCTTCTTGAAGGTCTTTTTGTCTTAAAGTAAATCTACCTCTTGCTTCAAATGACTTATTGTTTCGAGCCATATAATCGGCATAAGTCTGCCCAATATTAGCAATAGATTTTTCTACATCTTTTACTTTTAATCGTCCATCAGTTAATTTTTTAGATAAACCAATGGTTTTAGATAAAGCATCATTATATCTACCTAAATCATTATAAAGTTCACTATTAGCTCCTTTAGAAAGTTTAAGCTCATCCGTAACAGATTTAATATTTCTAGACAAAGATCTCGATAAATCTATAGATTCTTTTAAGGAATCATTAAATCTATTTAGTTCTTCATTATTTTTTTGAAAATCTGGATCGTTAGGATTGTTAGCCATAGTAGTGTATTATATAGATAAATATGAAAAGCCCTACTTTCGTGGGGCTTTTGCTGTGTAGGTTGGGTTCATTGGAGGTTTGACAGTTGTTGATGAAGCTGATTTCATAGATTTTTGTTGTTTTTCAGCATCAGCATTTTGTTTTTCAAAATGTTCTCTAATTTTATGATATATAAAATCACGATGCGAAATAGGCAAATTGTAAACTGTATTCCAATCGTATCCTCCATTTCCGTAAAATACAATTTCATGTATTCTAGAAAATAGATATTCTCGATATTTAGGCGTCAGGCCAAAAAAAGCTAATCCCAATAGGGATAGTTACGCCCTCCTGAACGTAGCCATCTTTGTTTAAAGTTATTGTAGTTTCAATATCTGGGGATATCTCGTTATAATATTTTTTTAATGCTCGTGAATCTGGTGCTAGTAAGTAATTATCTACGAAATCTACAATCGATACTAGGTCAGTCTTGCCGTTAACTGCGATTATCATGCGCTTTAAACGCGTAGTATTCTCGAATGAGCCATTTGGGTCAATTTTTTGAAGTCCTTTAAGTTCTGCGTCAATTGCTTTATCGTCTTTGCCTGTTAGTAACTTAAATGTTACGGTATTATTTGATTTAGGTAATTGAAATTCAAATTCGTTTTTACCTTTTTCGAATATATTTTCGTCTAAAGGTTTTTCATCTAATGTAGTTAAATCTAAGGAATATTCATCATCGTTACCTGTTGATTCGTTTCTAAATTTGAATGAATATTCTTTACCATATCCCAAGATACGAGCAGCAAATAAAACTGCGTTTTTATCACCTGTAACCAACTCATCAATATCAATTGGTGTTACTATAAGTGATTTTAGTAATTTATCAATAGCAGTTCCCTGCTTAATGAAGTTAATGTTAGTTAAGATATCTTCATCTCGTGCACTCATGTAGCGCATTTCGATTTCTCCCTTAGCTAACAACGATGTTTCAGGGTAAACAAGACCTTTTGATGGTAATGTAACCGTTTCCGTTGGAATTTTTAAATCTGTCATAAACTTATTTTAATTTTATATATATAAATATAATGAAACTATGTTTTTTGTAAAAGAAACCCGATATTTCTATCGGGTTTTTTATTTAATTTCTAGGAGCATCTGTTCTATCTGAGAAATAGCGATCTATATACCCTTTTATTCCTGAGACAAACTCAGATTTCTCTCTATCTGTTAATTTACTATAATCTTTTAATACATCTAATTCACCAAGCATATAGGCAAAACCACGTTGCATGTTATCAACACTATTTCTATGTTGATCTACATTTCCGTCAGAACCTACGTTTCCGTCAAGTGCTTCAGAAATACATTCTTGAATTAGTTGTTTAAGAATTTGATTCATGTTAGTAATTTAAGATGCAATAATCCATACCAATTGTCATAGTAAGATTAACTGCTTCTGTATATGTCGACCAATCGTAATCGTCAAAGTTTGCTGTTTTGATAAAAGCACCTTTAACAACCCATTCTGATACTACATCACCAACTGGACCTAAAACATTAAATGTAATGTCTTTTTTATAGAAATCTGAGTAACCAGCTCTACCAGTGATTGATTCATATGCTAAACGAGCCCATTCCATTACTACTTGAGCACCTGATGGAGCAATTGGATCAAATAATGTGAATGTCATATCACCCCATAGTCTTTTTCCACTACGGATTTTTCTATAGGTGTTGATGTGATCTAGTATAATTTCTCCATCATCGAAATTTACGGCACTAACACCTTTAATGATATATGATGGAATACCATTTACATACATTATAAACCTATTTGGTACTTTAGGTTCATATTGAGTAAACATAATTTCGTTTGCGTTTAATATAGGCATGTTATGTTGTATTTATTAATTGTTTATTATAAATATTACTTCTTATGGGAATGATACACCAGTTGGTAAAATTGTGAAATCTAATATTACGAATTCAGCAGTTTTAGTTGGTTGGATGTAAATTTGACCTACTAATTGGTTTCTATCTACAACACTTGGTGTGTTATTTGATTCATCCATAATTACTTTAAACGCGTATAAACCTTGTCTTTGTACTACTGAGTCTAAGTATGGGTTTACTTGGTTTAAGAATTTGTTTCTTGTAACCGCTGTATTTTGTTCAAATACTAATGAACGAGATACACCACTAATATATCCTTTTAAGGCAATTAATAATCTTCTAACATTTACTCTATCTAAAGCAGTTGCTTTTTGTTGTAATGTTTTCTGTCCAAATACTACAACACCATTTCCAGGGAATGTAGCTAATGGGTTTACATTATCTAAATATAAATTGTTTCTATCGCTTAATGATAATTTTCTTTCAACTTTTACTACATTTGGAATACCACCTCTAGTAATACCTGCTGGAGCAAACCATGGAGCTGCTACTTGATCTGTAAAGGCAAATACACCACCCATTAATACTGAAGCTGGAACCCATACTAATCTACCCATTGCGGAGCTGAATATTTGGCACCATGGCCAGTATGTAGCACCATAGCTAGAATTTGAAGCATTTGCTGCTGTTTTAGCACTTGTAACTGTACCACCATAAGGAACAGGGTCAATTACTGCTAAAGCATCTGCTCTTCCTTCACATAAAGCTATTGGATCAGCGCCGTTAGCACCAATATTAATATTTGAATTTCCACCGGCTAAGAATAAACCAGGAGTCATTAATATGTTAAATATATATTCGTCTGAGTTATTTAGTAAATTAATTGCTGGGAAGTAATCTTCTGTTGTAAATCCTTGAGCATTTGTTACACCTGAAATAATATTTTCATACATGAATCTTGGTAATGTAGTATCTATTAATCCACCATTAAATGCACCTGCTAAGCCTCCATCTCCATTTGCTGGTAGACTTCCACTAAATAGTGCTGATTGGTATAATCCGTTATTATCGAATGTACCAAATTGAGCTTGTGTTACTGTTGCAATTCTGATGTATCTTGATGCATTTGGAAAATCTCCACTATAATCAATGTATCCTTGACCGTCTGTTACAGAATAAGTATAAACTGGTTTTGTATTACCTATTACTCTAGCTATGTAATTTGGTTGGTCAACATCTAATGATAAGTTAGTCCATGTTTCAAGAACGTTTGGTTGAGCATCGTTATCGTTACCGCTTCTTACAACTAAGGTAAATGTACCTTGTGTAGTATTTACGTTTTGAACCTGCCAACGAACATTAGTAGCGCTACCGCTTACTAAAGCTCCTGAAGATAATATTGAACCTGAGTTGTTCATTTGAGCACCCCAAGCTAATGTTTCAACTTCAAAACATTGGGTTCCTGTTAAACCACCAGCAAAGTTGTTAGTAATACTTGATGACAATATTCTAAATGAATTTCCTAATGATTCATTTTCATATACACTAGCTGTTACTGCTAAATCAGTTATAGATGACGTTGCAGCAATTCTAAATGTAGATTGTAATGAATTAATTTTATCAGTAATATTAGTTGCTGTAGCTGTAGCTGTTGATCCTGTTGTAACAAAATATATTGGAGCAGCATCTACTAAAGTGCTACTACCTGTCATAACAAATTTACCATACGATGCAGTTGTTGATGTACCCGCAGCCGAACCTGTTAATAAGAAGAATATAGTGTTATTACCTGGGTCATTTACGTGAAGCCCTGCTACACTCATAGAAGAGGTTGCATTTAATCCTACTAAAGGAATACTTGCAGACGAGAATGATTCTAATGCTGAGCCTGTTCCTTGGTGTGTGATTCTTGTTACTAATAGAGTTGTACCTCCATTATCGAAATAATTTTTAGCTGTTAATGAGGTAAAATATTCCATAGAGCCACTTGCTCCATTGCTAAAAGTAGTTCCAAATTTCGCAATATACTCACTATATGAAGTGACTAATGTTGGAACATAAGGAATACCGTTAACCGTTGGTCCAATGATAGCTGCACCAGCTTCAATAGGGCCTTGTGTTACTGCGCTCTGGTCGTTTTCATTGGTGTATACACCAGGAGAGATAATTGCTTCTGCCATTTTATGTTGTTATTTTAAATTGTATTAGGGTTGTTCTAATGATAAATATTCTAAAACCCTTACAAACCTAAAATAGGTTTATTTAAGTTCACCTGTTTCTAGATCAACTTGTCTATCTCCATATTTTTCGCCTAATTTAGCGGTTAATACTAGACGTTTTTCATTAATTTCTTGAATATAGTTGATTAAATCGATTCTATTTCCATTTAATTCGTCTATTTTTTTCTTAGCTTCTTCAAGATTAAGAACTACTATTCCTAAATCAAATAATGCTTTTTGATATCCTTCATGGACACTTTTAAATTCTGCTAATTCTTCTACTGTTAATTGATCTAATGATTGTGTTTGTGTTTCTGCGTTTCCTTTTAACATAACGTTGGTTTTTAATTAATTATTTATTTATCCCATTTGTTTTCTGGGCAAGGGTTTGTTTTTAAATCTATTGGTGAGAATATTTTTTTGTCTAGTGGACACCCACATAAACTACAGTAGTAAAAATCTATTACTGCTGTATTTTTTTTACGAAACTCACACCCATTACATATAGCAGCTCTATTTTCTGCTAATTTTTTTTCTTCTGGTGTTGGGTTAGCTGCTGTTATCCAAGCTGATGATATTTCTTTAAATTTTTTAAACATTATTCATTTATTAGTTATGTTTCATTATAATAAATATATTTGAGATATCCAAATGTTTTTAGAAAGGATTATCAGAACTCCAAGTTAATCCACTAATATTATTTACAGTTATATTTAGTCCACTTGAATCCGTCAATAACCCAGCATTGTCCGTAGCTAATAATAATAATTTAGTATTAGTTGATGGTGTTATTGGTGATGTTGGTGGAGTAAAGTCAGCAGTATATAATGCGGTCCCATTAACAAAATTAAAGTTAGTTATTTTTCCTGGGAATCTATAGCTTAATGGGAAATATTCTCCGATATTTCCAAGAGATAATTTAGATAATAGTGGAGCGAAATCTACACTTCCTATACTATTTCCAGGATTTGATAAAACACCATTAACATATATATTAAATGTTGTTGATGTTCTAGATATAGCTATATGAGTCCAATCTAGTAATGTTGTTGTTGGTACAGAAGTAACAAATGAATAACCAATTCCAGAGTAACTTACAACTAATGTTAAATTAAATAATATATTAGAGTTATAATCAGCCATACTAAAGTGTAAATAATCTGTATTTGAATTATAAATAGAGAAGGGAATTATTGCTCCGTTAGCTGAACTGAATGTGCTTAATTTTTGAAACCACTCAATTGTAAAATCATTATATCCTAATGAATAATCTGTACTAGCTACATCAGTAATAGCATATCTACCATATTCATTACCAAAATCTATACTACCTCCATAAACTGGTGCTGATGATGGTGTAATAGATGGTGTAATAGATGGTGTTATGCTTATGCTTGGTGTAATTGTTATGCTTGGTGTTATACTTGGTGTAACTGATATAGATGGTGTTACACTTGGTGTGGCTGATATACTTGGTGTTAGGCCCGGTGTAGCTGATATGCTTGGGGTAATTGATGGGCTAGGGGTTGGGCTTGGTAGTGGTCTACCAGTTCCCGGATTAGCCGATGCTCCTACAGGTCCATTAGCATTTACTACGGTTTCTCCAGTAATAGAAACAACTGATTTAGAAAAAAATTGGCGTTGCCCATTAGTGGCTAAATCCCTATTGATTGTTTCAGGTATAATATACCCGTACAATGTTATACTTAAATTTGTTTTAGCTACACGTTGATCACTAATACCATATTCATTAGTAGAATCAAATCTATCAATATATGTTCTAAATTGATAACGATTTTTATTACCCCAATATGAATCTGAAGCAAATTCAATAGCTTCAACTATTTTATTATTTTCCTGTATAAAATTAGTAATAATAACACAATCATACGTTACATTGATGTAATCTGGTACAGGGGTTAGGTAGAATTTTTCGGATGGTAAGTAATTATTTAAAATATCAAAATTAGTATATTGATTTTTTGAATTATATCGTCCTTGAGCAACAGCAAAATTATTTACATTATTACCATCTAATTTATTTGCTAATGTTCTATTTTTTTCAAACCCTGTTCTTCTTACAATAATATATGGGTACATTGCTTTCCCATTTTTATCTCTAAAATATCCATCTTTTTGGACTGATACCCATCTTTCAGCGGACGCATAAGCAACAGGTACAGATATTTGGTTTCCATTTTGTACTACTACAGGTTTAATAATATTGTTAAAGTAAAAAAATACAGCCTCATCAATATCTTGTAAACCAATTGAAAGTGGTGTGATGTCATTTTCAATATCAACAGATATTTGGTTTGCACGAGTTATTCTATCTTCAGGTAAAGTAGGCACATCAGCAGGTGAAATATAAGGTTCAATCTGCTCATTTACTCGTCTAGCTGGTGTATTTGGTAATATTGGGAGTTGTCTTGACATTATCTAGATTGGGTTAATCCTAATGATTCTGGTGATACGTAATGAGCATTAACAATGATGGAAAAACTTGCTCCAAAATTATCTAAATAAGCACCATTGTAATTATATTCAGGTACTTTACCAACTATATCTTGATTTTCATTAACTAAATTTATTTCGTAATAATCATTATTCCATAATACAATATCTCCGATTTGAGGTATAATGTTTTGTAGTACTAAGTCTTTACGTAAAAATCTAAATTTAAAATTTCTAGTAAAATCAGGTCCTATTTGATTATCATAATCTCCTTCATAATCTCCTCTATCAATCAAACAAACTATTAATACAGGAGGAAAATACATTTTGGTTCCACCTTCAGCTTCACCATAAACGTTAGTTGTTGTTTCATCTAAGGATATTTGATAGTATCCCACGTTTTGTTCAATAATGTTGTGTAACAACTCAGCATTGATAACATGGAAAAAAGATATATCTCGAGAACTACCATATAAAGCCATAATTAGTAATTTCTAATTTTTAATATTGTTTTTGTTCTAACCTCAAATTTTACTAATCCTGGGATTTTTAGTGCTTCAGATTTGATACCCTTTATGGTTTCAATAGAATTTCCTTGAGAAATATATTTCATTTCTAACAGAGAATAATTATACAAATCAGATGAAGCTGCTTGGAGTTGATCATTATCAATTACTTTAACAACAATAACATTCTTAATACCACGAATTTGGTTATATATTTCAGTAAAGTTAACCTCATTCTTCATTTTTAAAATGATTTGAACGAAATAGGTTTCAAATGCTCCTTCGGTTAATAATTGTTCTAAGTATCCCATATTAAAATATATAAAGTCCCATTGGAACGTCGTTTAATGTTTTATTTAAGTTGTCAGAGTTAGCTGCTAATTTTTCTAATTGAGCTTGACGTCCTGTTTTTTCTAGCATATCTCTTAATTGAGTTAATAGTGCTTCTTTAGTTGACCTAGCATCAGTTAATAAATCTTGTTGATTTAATGTTACTTCTGAACCAGGAATAGGCACAGTGCTATATTTTCCTCTAACATATCCTAAAATTTCTCTACATAATGCTAAAGTATATTGGTAAATCCACATTCTACCTATAGAATTAATGTAATTGTAATTAGGATTAATGTAAGGTACATTAGAAGGATTAGTAATCAAATTAGTTGCCGCAGAACCACTCGCATTTCTTCCACCAACTACGCTATCTCTTTCAGACCCTTTAACGTATTCTATCCAAACATTATATTTTGCTGGTGGTACTGGGAAGAGTTTTAATTGATTGTTTTGTATTTCGAATGAAAATTGTGCTCTTCTAATCTGGTCATTTAATTTAATTGCTTGGATTCTTTGTAAATCAAAGAATAAAGGCATTAATAAAAATGTAATAGCAGGCGAATATGCTCCAAATCCAAAGCTGTTTAATAAACCTTCATAACTATATCCAATACCAACGTAAGGATCAAAATATCTTACTGCAGCAGGTGGTGCTTCAAAAAATACTCGTTTAATTTCAATATAATCATTTGGTCCTATAGAAGCAGATTGTTGTGCCCATAAATTCATGTCGTATGATTGAATATAGGGTATTGTTTGTAGGGCTCCACTATAATAAGTGACATTACCTCCTACTCCGGCTTCAGTTCCATAGTTTTCTGCTATTCTAACAGCACCTCCTAATGAAGGTGTCATTAACAATTGATTAAATGGACCCGAACCTGTTGAATTTCCTTCCATTGAAAGCATATTTTCCTGTACTTGGAATTGATATACTTCATTTCCATATACAGTTACAGCTTCTTCAAAAGCAGTATAAATTTGAATAGGTTGAAGTTCAACCACCTCAATAGGCCATCCTAAACGTCTAGTAACAAATACTACAACGCTATCTGCATCGGTTTGAAAATCATATTGGTAATCATAGAATCCAAAAGGCGTATCGCCTGGGAAAAATTGAGAGGTACCATCATATACAGGAATATCAGCCATTTTTGTGTTTTAGTATAAATATTATTTTCTCCAGGGAAGACCTTGTTTTATTGTTTGAGAGTCTTTTGCTACTTTTTGAGCGGCAACATTATCTTGAAGAGTATTTTCTATGGTAGTTACTTCTTCTTCTCCTAAAGAAGATTTAATCCATCCTAACACATTTTCATGTGTTAATTCAGAATAAGGTATAAATCCCTCTACAGAAGGATCTCCTGTTAATTCTAAATACCCAATTGTCCTATCAATATAGTTTTCCAATTGCACTGTGCACCCGTAGTGTACTGCTATAATTAATCCATCTGCTGTTTGATATGTTGTATCAAAGATTTGCCAAGTTGTTGTCATTTTTTTTTATTTTATAGTTCTATCCAAGTATTGTCTGGGTTAAATCTTATTATGACAACTCCGTTTGGTTGATTTGTTTCATTCCAAAATGTATGGCCTATTACTCTTACCACTTCTCCTGTACCTGTTGGTGGGTTCTCAGTTATTTTTCCTGCATTTACTGATAGATATAGTGGCGCACCTTCTGCTACATTGGCAGGGTCGCTTACATTTGCTGAAGAAACAAAACCATTTAGTAGTACGTTTATTGCTTCATCTGCACCACTAGTAGAGGTTAGTGTAATACCCAGTAAATGTGTTGATTTAGCATCTGCAGATGATGCATCAGCTAATGACCATTTCCTGTTTGATTGCATTGCTACAATTTCTCCTGCAGCCAATGTTACATTTGAGATTTCTTCGCTTAGAATTTCACCAGTAGCATAATTTGCATCCCAATCATTAAGATTAGTAAGTATTGAACTAACTCCATCTATTATTTGGTAATCAGCAGTTAAACTACTTAACTTCCCAGCAACAACACTTACTGTCTCTGCTAACAGACTACTACCATCAAACGTTAAATTAGATTCACCGTTTATATCACCACCGCCTGTTGCTGTAAGAATGTAATTGTCTGTGTTGTTTGAAACATTATTTGCAATACTTGAAACATTAACTGCATTTGAAGCACTTATTGCAAATGAAGCAGATAATATACTATTTGAACCGTTAGGTCCATATACATTTGAAGCTGTTACAAAAGAAGCTGTAGCTGCAGTTGTTGTGGCTGGTGCCCAAGAAGCACTTACCGCCCATGAAGCAGTTCCAAATAAAGAACCTGTTATACCTTGAGTTACTCTTAATGATCCTGTTACTTGAACCGTATTTCCTGATGCAAAGATTAAATTGCTTCTAGCTGCATCTGAGGTTCCATTCCCATGAATAAATGCAGATTGTATGGATGAAGATAGGTTATATTGACCCTGTACGTGTTGATATGTACCTGATGTTACTGTTTCCCATCCTTCAGCATGTGATCCTAATCCTAATGCTAAGGTGTTAAGTCCTTCAGCATGAGAAATACCTCCTGATGCAATTGTGTTCCTCCCTTCTGTATGTGAATAGTTTCCTTGTGCTTGAGTATTATCACCCTCTGCGTGTGCATAGTCTCCTGATGCTGTTGTAAGTCTTCCTTCAGCATGTGAGTACAGTCCTCCAGCAAATGTCTTATCTCCTTCTGTATGTGAATAATTTCCTGAAGCTGTTGTAAGTCTTCCTTCAGCATGTGAGCCTGTTCCTAATGTTAGTGTAAACTCTCCCTCTGCATGTGAAAAAACTCTTGATGCTAATGTTCGTCTACCTTCAGCATGTGAGTAGTTTGCTAATGCTACTGTAGTATCACCTTCGGCATGTGAACCTTCTCCTGATGATGTTGTAAAAAATCCTTCGGCATGTGAATTAGTTCCTATCGCTCTTGTGGTATCACCTTCGGCATGTGAATACTGTCCTACTGCTCGTGTAGTATCTCCTTCAGCATGTGACCAGTTTCCTTGTGCTACAGAAGAATTACCTTCAGAATGTGAGTGTAATCCTTGTGCTGTTGTAAGTCTACCTTCTGCGTGTGAGAAGTTTCCGGATGCTGTAGAACCTGAGCCTTCAGCGTGTGAATAATCTCCTGATGCTATTGTATCATAGCCTTCTGCATGTGAAAAATCTCCTGATGCTGTTGTGAATCTTCCTTCAGCATGTGAGTACAGTCCTACTGCTCGTGTATTACGTCCTTCTGCATGTGAGAAGTTTCCTAATGCTATCGTTAGGTATCCTTCTGCATGTGAATACTGCCCTGATGCTAGTGTAGTCGAGCCTTCTGCGTGTGAGAACTCTCCTGATGAGATTGCAAAGCCTCCTTCGGCATGTGACCAGTTTCCTGATGCCGATGTAGATGATCCTTCAGCATGTGAAGCTAATCCTAATGCATGTGTATTCTGTCCTTCTGCATGTGAGTAATCTCCTATTGCTCTTGTAATGTTTCCTTCTGCATGTGAATATTCTCCTGATGCTAGTGTATTACGTCCTTCAGCATGTGATCCTACTCCTGATGCTGTTGTGTAGTATCCTTCGGCATGTGAATTATCTCCTGATGAACGTGTAGCAACGCCTTCTGCATGTGAGGATACTCCTGATGATACTGTGCTCTCTCCTTCGGCATGGGAATATGTTCCTTGTGAGATTGTGAATGTTCCTTCAGCATGTGACCAAAATCCCGATGCTATTGTATTCTGTCCTTCTGCGTGTGAATGATCTCCTGATGATGTTGTATAGTATCCTTCTGCATGGGAGTAGGAACCGGATGCTAGTGTATTCTGTCCTTCTGCATGTGAGTAATCTCCTATTGCTATTGTATTGACTCCTTCAGCATGTGAATAATCTCCTGATGATATAGAGCCTGAGCCTTCAGCGTGTGAGAACTCTCCTGATGATGTTGTATAGTATCCTTCTGCATGTGAGTAGTTTCCTATTGCTCTTGTTAGACCTCCTTCTGTATGTGACTTTTGTCCAAATGCTACTGTACCTCCTCCTTCGGCATGTGAAGCTTGTCCTAATGCTTGAGTAGTATCACCTTCGGCATGTGAAGTTTCTCCTGATGCTACAGCACCTACTCCTTCTGCATGTGAATATTCTCCTAATGCCCATGCGTTATAACCTTCTGCATGTGACCAGCTTCCTGATGCCCATGTGTTATAACCTTCTGCATGTGACCAAAATCCTGATGATGTTGTATATTGCCCTTCTGCATGTGAAGCTTCTCCTGATGCTATTGTAAGGTTTCCTTCTGCATGTGAGTAGTTTCCTCCTGCTACTGTAAAGCCTCCTTCTGCATGTGAACCATCTCCTTGTGCTAGAGTACCTCCTCCTTCAGCGTGAGAATACTCTCCTATTGAGTTTGCAAATTCTCCTTCAGCGTGTGAGAATAGTCCTGATGATGTTGTGTATCTTCCTTCTGCATGTGAATAGGACTGGATTGTTGTTGTGGCATATCCTTCTGCATGTGAGTAATCTCCTATTGCTATTGTAAGGTTTCCTTCTGCATGTGAATATGGTGCTGATGCTGTTGTATCACGCCCTTGGGCTAGAGAACCTGTTAATCCATAAGATCCAGTTAATTGTTTAGAATTAATCCAAACACTACCACTTTTAACAAGTAAATCCCCATATGATGAAGTCGTAGTAGTATCCACTACATCATGTAACTCTCCTAATTCATATCCGTTATCAATACGAACATACATTGAACCATTATTAAGTTGTACTCTTAATACTTGTCCTAATCTTACAGCATGTAATGGTGCTACTGGTGCTGTTCCTATTATAGATCCAGTTGCTCCTAAATAAAGTAATTGTCCCGCTGAAAAGGCATTTGTGTTTATTCCTATTAATGTACCTTCTGTTATAATATATCCAAAACTATCATTAGGAATATCTTGATTAGTAATACCTAATGTATTAGCTGATACTTCATCACTTTCATACGAGGCTGTTGCTATTAAAGCATTGTCACCTGTTGCTCCTGATATTCTTACTACTTTTCCTTTATCGATTTGAGCTCCAGTTACATTTTTAACATATATTAAAATGTCTTGAGCATTTAAAGAAGAAGATGCATTTGTAGCATATGAAGCACTAATGGCAAATGAAGCACTGTTTGCATTTAAAGCATAAGATGCTGTTATAGCTTGAGAGGCACTTGTTGCAAATGAGCTTGATATTGCTCTTGAAGCAGAGACAACAAATGATGCTGTACCTGATAAATTTGGAACAGTTAAAGTATTAGTACTTGGATTATAAGTAAATGTTGTTTCAGAGTCTTGATATAAGTCATAAGTTCCAGTAGTGGAAACAGCTGTAGCTGCGAAAGGTACTTTAAATGCAACAGCTTCTGCATTGGTACTTACTGTTACTTTTGAAGCATTTGTAGCCCATGAAGCGGTTCCAAATAAAGAACCTGTAATTCCGTTTATAACGGTAAGAGTATTTAACGAGGCATCAGAGCCACTCGTTATGATTTTTTTCCAACTTGGCATAGATAAAATTTATTATGATTGGTTACAAGATTGCTTGCCCACTTCCCATACGGGTCTATAATACACCAATAAATATACGAGGATAAATGAGTATTCCAAGCAAATTTCTAAAGAAAGACGCATGGAATACACAATGATAAAATATTAGGTGTATGGGGTATTGTTTTATATATAATACGCGTTAATTTGCGCGTTATATGCTAAATTTTACAGATTATTGCGTCCATAATATACCACCTTCTCCAGCTTCAGTTGCATCATCAAAGAATCTAACTATTACTTGCCAAACATATGTATTTGCTGGAAGTATTAGGTCGGGTGGAGGAGATTCAGAAAGTATATTTGGAAAGATTGCTTCAGCATATCTACCTTGTGCACCTATAGAAACACTAGTAAGTACAGAACCGTCACTAGGTCCTAAAAACGACCAAAATCCATAAGCTTTAAAAGTAACAGGATCTCCTATTATTTCAACAGTTCCATTTAATACAACTGTATATTCACCACCACCACCACCACCTGTGCTATAAGCAACATATTCATCACCAAACCACTCTACAGAATTAACAGGTATTAATGGACTAGTAGGTGTTGGTGTTATTGATGGTGTTATTGATGGTGTTTTAGATGGTGTTACAGTGGGTGTTGGAGTTGGAGATGGTGAAGCAACTACAGTACAACTATCTCCAAATATTGGTTGTATACTAAGAGCAGCACCAGTTATTATAGTTAAAGGAGTTCCAACCTTCATACAAATATTTAAAGAACTAACATCAACAACATTTATACCTGTAGGTAAATAAACATTAAATATCTTTAGGGCCCCAGCACAATTTGTGTATTGAATTCTAACATAATTACCTCTTTCTACATTACAACTAAGTGAATCTAAAAATCGACATAAACCAGGAGTAACGGATGGAGTAGGGGTTTGGGTTGTTGTTGGAGTAATAGTTCTAGTTGGTGTGATCGATATAGTTGGCGTAACAGATGGTGTTCTGCTAGGAGTTCTTGTAACTGTAGGTGTTATAGATGGTGATGTTGATACAGGTACAAATGTTATTGTATTTGAATAGTTACTTTGTAAGTTATTTGGACAGCATTGTTTAATTCTAAAATACCAATTCCCACTACAAATAACACAACCATACACATCAGCTATAGTTACTTGAACAGGTGATATGCATCCAAACCCATCAGCGCATTCATCATAACCGCATGAGGTCCAACTAATTCCGTCGCAAGAATATTCATAAATAACATCATTACAATTAGGTAAAGAAGTAAAAAATAAACCAAATGTATATTCACTTAAATGACGTGAAACTAAAGTAACATTATTTAATACCGGAGCACTACATATTTGAGAAGGTGTTATAGATGGTGTAGGAGTTATAGTTATACCTGGTGTTACAGTTGGAGATGGTGTTGGTACTAACCCGCATGGTGCTAATGTATTGGTTAGCTCAGACCCATTATTTATAACACTATTAAGTATCCCAAGTGTGTTGTCTACGCAGAAATCTATCGGATCTTCTCCATATAAAATTATTCTTGTTTGTAAAATTAAACTACAATCATAATATTCAACCCATGAAATATCGTATGGTTGATCTGTAGGTGCTGTTAAATTCCAAGTAGTGCATCCGGTTACACCAGTTGGTGTTGGTGTTGGTGTTGGTATAGGACAGGCCCCTAACACTACATTAAATGTTGCTGTTAATGTTGTATTATCATATAAAGCCCACCCCGTTGTTGGGTTTAGGGTATTGTTATAATTTCTAGGTTCTCCATCGTAAGGCCACCCATACATTACCCAATAAGTCCCAGTCCAAAGAATAGTTAATAGAGTTGTTCCATCATATCCTATCCAAGAAGGATACCCATTAATAGTACCATTATATACAAAAGTAACATTTATCATATCTTAAGGGCAAGGATTAATTAAACTTGTTGTCCCTACTTGCCAATAAATATTACTAGCACAAGGTAATGTTTTATCAGGGCTACCTCCAATAGTAGTTATGTATTGTCTTGAACCAGTATTAAAATAATTTTTAGTTGTACCATCCCAAGCAGATATATTTAATTGAGCTGCTACATTATCTATTCTATTAGCAAATCCAAACATTTGAGATCCAGCAAATACTAATCCTATAATTTTCCAAACACCTCCAATATAAGCACACAATGCTGATCCTGAGTCCCCTCCATATATTGGAAAAGGGCATGATGGATCTCCGTTTGGTTCAAGATCTGTTCTGGTGAATTGGATTTGGTTGGTAAAATTAGCTCCTGTTGGTGTTCCATTTAGATTATATCCTCCATATGGTACAGCGGGTGGTGCTGGTACTACTACTGATAATGGTACGCTAACATTAGTATCCTTAAGTCTTATTCCACAAGATGTAGATGATTTAACACCCGATGATCTACCAGAACTAACTAGTAGAGTAGTTCCAATTGGAAGATCATTTATTTCTGTTGTTGTAGCAAACGGCATAGGAGTTAAAATACTTGTTCCATACTGTTTAAATGATTCAGCGTTTGTTACTTTACTAGGATCAATTGTAACTAAAGCTCCATCTACTTGATTTACAGAAGGTTGAGGAACTATAGGAACATATCTTACTACTTCACCAACCATATAATCTGAATTTGGTCCTACTTCTCCTGGTTGGTAGTATTGATCTTGGTATTCGTTAGAATTAGTTACATTTCTATAATTGGTGTAAAATGCAGTATCTACAACAACATGATTATTTGTAACTCCAACTAATGCATTCTTTGCATTATCTACAGCTAAAAATCCTAAAGTACCTACTTTAGTTCCATTATTAAAAGATGTTATTGAAATACCACCTTTCATAGGGCGTATAACACCTCTATTTCCTGGGGGTGTATTTCCAGCAGGGTAAATAGGACCTCCAGCGGGATATTGAAATTGAAACCAAGTCCAAGTATAACAAGTATTTAATGTAGTTTGAGGACATGATAAAGGTACAACGTGCCCAATTTCAATAACATCTGTTTTATAAGCAACACCATCAATTTCAACTGTTGAGGGTAAATGTTCTTCTTCAGGTATTTCACTTAATGGTAGTTTTTTAGGTACGTTAAATACTATAGTAGGCTCTCCAATAGGTTGATCTTTACTAATTTTATGACTCCATCCTACTCCTACATAATCGGGAGTAGATTGAAATAAGTCTTCTATTTTTTGTTTAATTGGTTCTGTTAACATATTATTGAATATCTAAATATTTGTATATTGTTCTAAAAGCAGTTGATGGTGCTGATGGAGATGGTGTTGGTGTTGGCGATGGTGATGGGTTTGGATTTACATTTAAGTTAACTGTATTGCAATTAATTGATGAATTATATGATGCAAACCATTGATTGGGGTTAGTAGTAGTCCGAACCGGTGTAAATGTATAAGGGCTGTTTAAGTTAATATTGTATATAATTTCATTTGGGTATGTTGAACTAACAGCTACATATAAATTTCCATTTGATTCGAATAATTTAAAGGAATACGTACTATTCCCGGCAGGAATTGTTGATGATAAATCAATATCTAATTCTAAAGCCCCATCTGGGTATGAGTATTGGGATAAGTAGTAGACGTATTGGGTTGATGAGGTTGCTCGTCTTCCAACTGTTATTACTTTATTAGTGGCTGTTAACATAAGGGCATCCAATCCCGAAGGAGCATATATGTTAAACATAGTTGTCATTTGAGTAGCCGTAACAGTATTATTTGTTATATTTAATTTAACTAAAGGATTAACAAATGGTCCCGCAGGATTATATGTTGAACTATAATTAACAAGCGTAGTAAGCAAATTAGTATTATCTATTGCTTGTAAATAATTAAACTGGGGTCCTGAATATCCAGAAATTGATATGGTTCTGTTAAATGTTAATGTTGTTGGATTGTTTGATACATTCCATTCGTTAATATAATTAGTTTGGTTTCCTTTCCAATATTTAGTTGTTGTGTGAGCTTCAACCATATTACTTGTATTATCTCCGGGTAACGTAATTGGTGTTGAGGTATTAGTAGTAATATTATAATTGTATGTAGAAGCACCACCTGTGCTATAATAAACACATCCTAATGAACTAATATCTTTAATTAAACGTACGGAATATCCACTAGTTTTAGAGAATCCTTTAAGGTCAAGTAATGAATTATTATAATATAAATCAGCATATATTGCTAGATTAGTATATCCAGGGGTTGAGATAGCTGTAGAAGTCCAGAAAGGCCCAAATGATTTTATACCCCCAAATTGGGCATTTTCTCTTCCTCCTCCTGGTAGTCCTGTCCAACCTGTTTCATTTGTTGCTCCTGTATTAGGACTATTCCAAAGTGTAGTTCCTGTTCGTTTTAATTTACCTCCGGCTACATTTGTACCCCCCAAATACTGGCGCAATGTTTCAATTTCAGCCTCTGTTGGTACATGATAACCGACAGGAGCTAATCCACGAGGATCATTTACAGCATACCAGTTGTATAGTTTATTATATGTACAACCATTAGTTGGGTTGTTGTCGTAGTAACACCAAGCTCCTGTAGTTAGAGTATTCCAAGCTGTTGGATCTGTAACTTGTGGTATGACATCACCATTTCTATAAGTAGTAACATCTAAATTACATGCTGTCCATGTTTGTGTTCCTATTATTACATTAGGTAAAGCACATGGTGTACATGGAGGTGATGGAGATGGTGTTGGACTTGGTGATGGGCTAACAGCTGGTGCTGGTAATACAGAAGCGGCACATATACCAAAAACTGTACCTTGTATTCCACCAGGACCCGAAATAGTTAAAGTAGTATACAAACTGCTTGCATGTACTTTAAGAAATCCACCTCCTGTAATATTTTGGTTTAAACTATTGAGCCCAAAAACAGATCCAGTTACCGTATTTGCATTAATATTATCAAAACATCCCTTACATGCTGTAAGAGAAGGAATCCCACCATTAGTATTAAAAGCAAAAGATTCATAATGACCTCCAGTAGCTATAGGACTATCCCCCATACCGGTTAGTAATAATACTATGTCATTAACGGGTTGGCTAAATGTTAGAGTATAAGTAAAATCACCAGGATACCAACCTAACCAGACTGTATTTGAAGCATTAAGTACTGTGTTAGTCCCGGAACATCCTATATCACTATATGGCATTGAATTAGGAGTAATCCCAGTAAATGATGGGGTTAATGTAACTCCACCATACGTAACAGGACTAAATTTAGGGAGTAACGCTGGGGTACAAGTATCGCAATTATTAGGTATTATAAAGTTAGTATTAATACAATTGGATAGTTGAGAAGCATTAATTAAGGCTAGTCCTGGGTTTTGGACTAACGTTAGAGCATACGGTGTAGCAGTATCTATTTTATACATGTTGTACCCGATAATGTATATATTTCCATTTAATTCAACTAATCCACTAGGAGTTGTAATAGTTGGTGATAATGATTTATATAACTCTAAATCCCCCGTAGTATAATTGTACTGAAGGAGGATAATGATAGTAGGAGTATTTGTATCTCTAACTAAAATGATAAGTTTTGGATTAACACCATTAGTTACTACCAACCCACCAACAGGTTCTGTTTGTATTGGTAAAAAACATTTAGTAACAAAAGTAGCTATAGGATTTGAGGTGCCATCAGCCGGTATATTTATTTCAACTATAGGTTGAGAATATAAATTTCCACTACTGTCCGGACTAGTTATTTTGTATGAACCTACTAAAGTAGAATTATTTAGAGCAAATAATCCATTATTTGGTTTAAGACCAGTTGGTAAAGCTATATTTCTATTAAAGGTAGAAGAAAATGGAGATAATACTATATTACTTTCTCTTAAATTAACTTCAGAAGTAGCAGCTCCAGTAGCATATACCCACATTTTATTGCTTGTATTAGCAATAACTGTAGGGAGATTATTTGTATTATCATTAGCAGGGTATGGGTTTGCTGTTACACTAAGTACTGCGGATGTATTAGTTGTAAAGTTATATGAACCATATCCCTTGGTTTGAGTTCTATACAACATAGTATCACACCCACTAGCATTAGGCCCTAATAATTTACCTTTAGAACATGATAATAATGAATTTGATCCACCCGAATCTAATATATTATTTACTAAAGTCCAGTTATATGGTGGATTTGGATTTATTGAATAAACCCACCCAGTTAAAGCAGGTAAATTAGGATAACCATCCTTAAAGAAAACATATATTATATTATTAAATTGAGCAATACCAGCTATAAGACCGGCTGTTGGTGAGGTTGTTGGGGGTATTAATGTAATTTCATATTCAAAAGCTCCAGTATTATAATCGTATTGTTGAAGAGCAATTATGCTATTTGTAGTACCTGGGGTTGGGTTAGATACAGCACATGCTAATAAAAGTTTATCAGGATTACCATTTGCATCTGAGGTTAACATTAGATCTCCTTGACCTTGAAAATTGCTATTTAAGTTAAATTTAAACGTTGTTGTTAATTGTGTTGCCGGAGCGGTAGGAATATTTAATTCATAAACTTTCCATACTGTTTGCCCATTTACAATAGTAGAAGCAACATCTACAAGTGTATTATTATCTTTTGCTGTTAGTCCTGGACTAGCAGTGTATCCTGAAGGGTATAGAAGTGTTCTATTAAAAGTTGCTGTGTATGGAGGGTTTCCAGAAAGGTTCCATTCATTGATATTATAGCTATAGGTTTGAGCAATAGGATTAAATACTCCCCAGCTTTTCCATAATTTAGTTTCAGTAGAGGCAATGTCATTACCTACAACATCATTAGATAATATTATTTCTTGTTGAACATTAGTATTAGGGTTCCAAGTATAATTTTTAGTATAATAACCATTAGTTAAACTAGTTCCATTATATGATTGAAGAGCAGTAGTATAAATTAAAGGACATACATCCGACGGTAAAGAAGGTGACGGCGTTACACTTGGCGTACGAGACGGACTAATTGTTATACTAGGAGTAACAGTTATCGATGGTGTTACGCTTGGTGTAGCACTAATAGAGATACTAGGTGTAGCAGTTACTGATGGTGTTTTACTTGGTGATACTGTTATTGATGGTGTTGCAGAAGGAGATGGTGATGGTAATGGTGTTGCTGTGTCTAAACATAAACTAAACCCGGAGCCATCTGCTCCACCGTTTCCTGTTATTATTATTTGAGTATAAGGATTAGTTGCATTTACTTGAGTTAAAGCACCACCCCCGTTAGGTGAAACATATTCTAATGTTATGACATTATTGTTTATTGTAGTACCACATGATGGTCCACAAGTAGAGAGTGTAGGGGTTCCTCCGCTTGTATTAAATGTAAAAGTTTCAAGTGCTGTTGGATTGTAAGTTGTTCCGGCTCCCGATATTAAAAATTTTATATTATTAACAGGTTGGTTAAAGTTTAAGGTATAAATAAAAGCCCCAGGAGTTGCTCCTAAAATTACAAAGGGTAATGGAAGAGATACATTTGTACAAGTAGCAAAAGGAGAACCATTAGCCGGACCAAGAACTAATTCCGGGCCACTATATGTTGTACTAACTGTTAAATTTCCATTAGTTATAGTACCTGTTCCAGTTGGAGGCATTGCAATTGTATTACACGAAACACAATTTGCCGGTGGCGCTGGTAGGATTGAAGTACAATCAATACCAAATAAAGAACCACCACTTCCTCCTTGACCTGTTATGGTTAATGTATTAAATGAGCTAGGAGAAGAAATAGTAAATAAACCTCCACCATTATTAGTGTCTTCTGTACCATTAGAGGAAATTTGATTTCCTGTTATTGCGCTAAAGCAATTATTAGGACTTGTTATTGTTGGAGTTCCTCCACTTGTAGTAAATGTAAAAATTTCAAAAATATTTTCATCAAAATCAGTACTTAAACCAGTTATAGGTATTCTAATATTATTAACAGGTTGACTAAATGTTAAAATATATGTAAAAGCTCCGGATAAACCTAACCATGCTGTGTTAGCAGGAGTTGTTGTGTTACACGATGCCCAAGCATTAGGATATAAACTAATATTTCCCGTTCCTGATATTGTTATAGTAACTCCATTATAGGTAACATTATTTCCAGGTAAAGGTAGTGCTCCATTTCCAGTACACGGTATATTATTTGGTGGTGATTTTGATGGTGTTGGTGTAGGCGTTCTAAACGGTGTTGTACTTGGTGTTGGTGTTATTGACGGTGTTACTGTTTTAGTAGGCGTTGGTGTCGGTGATGATGAGACACCTATTACATTTGGTTGAAATGAAACATTACAACAACTTGGTACTTGTGATGCTCCGGCTAACGCGTTACCAATATTATTTACTTGAGTAATAGTATATGGAAATGTAGTACTTATTTGTTTAAGATTACTCCCACTAAAAATATAAATACCACCATTTATTGTAGCTAAACCATAAGGAAAAGGAGCAGTTGAAGTAATAGGTAAATCAAATTCTAATGTTCCTCCTAAAGTATATTGAGAAATCCAATATGAATAAGGAGCATTTCGCGTTTGTGTTGTTACAATAACCTTCCCATCTGTTGTGTATAATAAATCTCCGGATATTACTCTTCCAGAAGATAAAGTAAATAAATTTGTTATAACAACAGTATTATCCGGTGAAGGATTTAATGTAATTTGAATAATTTGATCATTATTAAATTGATCTGAGGATAATAAGGTTGTATTATCAATAGCGCATATACCTGATCCTAAAGCAATTCCTACGGGGATATTAATAGCTCTATTATATACAGATGTAAAAGGGCTTAATGTTATATTATATTCAAAAATAGTACTAGTAGCACCATTTAAAGAGGCATATAACCACAATTTTGTATTAGTATGAGCAATATCAGATGAACCTACTTGTAGTGGAGACGTACCTAAATTTAATAAAGTAGAAACATTAGTAGTACTGTTATAAGCATAAACTTGATTAGGTCCCCCACCATTATATATTACAGAACACTCAGATACTATTAAAGCATTAGAGGACGGACTAGGTGTAGGTGTTGGTGTTTTACTTGGTGATACTGTTATCGATGGTGTTTTACTAGGAGTAACACTTGGTGTAGCCGTTTTTGTTGGTGTCACACTAGGAGTAACACTTGGTGTTGATGAAACACTAATAGACGGTGTTTTAGTTGGCGTAATACTAGGAGTAACAGATGGTGTCGATGTAGGTGTTAATGAAGGAAACTCTGGATATCGTGATGTACTTACTGTTACAGATGGTGTTGCTGATACTGTTATAGAAGGAGTTGCACTAGGTGATGGTGCAGGACCAAACACTACATCCATACATAAAGGCTCTGGTTCAAATACAGGAACAGTAACTAAAGTAGCTGATGGAGTTGGTGTTGGTGATGGGGAAATGTCAGGAGCAACACATTCTTCATTTTGGCAATAACTTCCTGTATAAAATGTTACGGCAGGGTTTCCTGCAGATGGATTGCTACCACATATTTGAATTGTTTGTTGTGGAGCTATTGTAAACTGAGCTCCAACAAATCCATCACAAGTTGTATAAAAACTTTGGTATGAACTAAATTCACTAGTATTAATATAAGTAATACATTTACATTCAGGGGTTCCAGGAGATGGTGTTACACTAGGTGTTCTACTAACAGTTACTGTTGGTGTTGGACTAGGTGAACTATTAACAAACGTAACAGGAGATGGTGATGGTGTAACCGTTACAGAGGGCGTTATACTAGGAGTAGGAAACGGTGACTGTGTTATAGATGGTGTTGGTGTAGGTGATGTTGAAACACAAGGTTTACAATCTTCACATGTTTTATATATAGTTTCATCTATTATTACTATAGTAGGATTGCCTTCGGTAACTGTTAATACAGTATAACAATCACCTAATGAGTCTTGAAATATATCTCCAGGGATTATATTATTATTAACAACTATTTGGGTAATTGCTTTATCACAGCAGCTTTGAACTAACCAAACTGTAGTAGGTTCTTTAGGATTACATGGTGGTAAATCGATTAAACAATCATCACAAGTGTTATAAAGAGGTACAAGGTCTGGGAGGGATATATTTGGTGTAGCGTTAGTTGGAGCTATTACTTGATAGCAATTACTTAAAGAATCTTGAAAAATTATACCTGTATATAGAATACGGGTATATTTAATAACTTTAGTAATAGAGGGATTGCAGCAACTTTGGACTAGCCAGTTATATAGAGCCATTATAGAATATTTTATTATTTACTATGATTTATTACACGACAGTGTTTCATAGTATAAATATGGCGGTACGATTAGTTACTTTTTACTTTGTGGTGTAATTTCGTTTTGAGATTGCTCTTTTTGAGCTACTAATTCTTCTAATTTAGTTTGAAGTGAAGCAATTGCTTTAGCATCTTTTCCTAAAATTTGAATGTGTTCAAGAGATGAACGTAATACAATTAGTTCTTGTAGTGTAAACATAACTTATAATTTTAAAGGGATTGGTATTGTTGTTGAAGTTTATTAACTAGATTAACTAATAAGGGTAGTTCCCCACCCTTAAAAGTTGCATCTTTAATTATTCTTAATAGAAATTCAATTTCTTCTTTATTGTATTCAATTGGTTGAGGTTGTTTAGGTCCCTCAACTTTATCAATTAAAGCCATAACTAATTTAATTTATTTTTATGCGTAGATAAATATTTCACCTGTATCGGTGGCTGTATATATGTTACCATACCCATAAGTAGCACCACCATAAGATGGGTTAGCTGGTTTAGCCCCTGATAATCCATATTGTGTCGTTGTAACATACCCATCAATAGAAGCAAATGATGAAGACAAGCTGTTTAAGCTTGATTGCATTACCCATCTATTTTCAGGTGTTCCATATCCAAAAGCATGTCCTGAACCATCAGTTGCGTTTTGTACAATAAGACCACCATCTACATTTGTATTTGAACCAGAGGCTAATAATATAAATTGATCGGCAATCTCTAATACTGAGGATGATATTGTTGTTGTTGTACCTTGTACTGTTAAATTACCAGGAATAGTAATTGTTCCAGCAGCATTACCAATTCTCATTTGAAGTGCAGAACCACCAATATTAACTTGAGTTGCTGTTGAATTGAATAATGAAGCTGTTAATTGTGTTGTTGTTATATCACCACCATTTACTGCTAAATCACCTGCTATAGTAACATTTGTAGGTAAACCGATTGTTATAGTTTGACCAGAAGCAGTTGTTGTTATTTCATTCGCTGTACCGGAAACTATTAATGTTTGAGTTTGTAAATCTACTGTACCTGTTCCTGTATCACCAGCAATAGCTAAATCAGAATTAGCATTTAAAGCAAATGATGCTGTTAGAGCTTGAGAAGCACTAATTGCATATGATGAAGTAACTGTTAATGTGTTTGTTGTAGCATTAAATGTTAATGTACTTGAATCTACTCGTACTGCTCTATTACCTGTTGTACCATCGGCAAACATAATATAATAAGGACCTGTACCTGTTGTAGTATCTGTTACTGCTACTGTACTTGCTGATGCTGCTGTTATTGCATTAGTTGCCCAAGAAGCAGTTCCGAATAATGAACCAGAAACAACTGCAGTAGTTAATGTTAAACCAGCAATAGAGGTTACAGTAGTACCTAAATTTACAGGCGTTGTTCCAATTATAGAACCAGAATTAAGTAAGCTAGAATTTGGTATAGCTGCTAAACCCCATGTTAGCGTATCCGTTCCTGAGTTACCTGAGATGGTTAAACCTTGTCCAGATGATGAAGTAAAATTTAAAGATCCTGATGGAGAATCTGCTATTAAAACTGTTCCATTTATAGAAGCAGTTGCAAATGCATTCTTAGATGGTACTGTTGCTGAGGTTAAATATCCAGCATCATTATTTAATTGTGATATATTACTGCCCGACGTGACGAGCTTTTTCCATTCTGCCATTATGTTGTATTATTTTATATTAATAATTATTGTTATTTTTTGATGATAAATATTAAGGAACACCAATAAAGTATTCTCCACTAGCAGAGTAGATAAATCCTCCTGATATTGCTGTGGGTGTATTGTAAAATGGGGATAAGACCATTACTCCTTCATTATTAACAGCAAAGTATGTACTTCCTGTAATTTGGATCTGTAGTGCATCTCTACTAATATTTGTTGAATTAACTGTTAAAGCAGCATTACTTGATGTTGTATTAACCGATACTCCAGATTCAGTAACATAAATATTACTTGATGTAAGATCACTATTAGAGGTAAATAGAGCTACGTAATTTTCTAAACCATTAAATAAAACAAAAGATGCCGTTTCAGCGTATGAAGAGGATATAGCATTAGATATAGAACCACTAAAATACGATGCCGTTAATGCGTATGATGCGCTAAGAATATTGATTAACCCACTACCATCACCTGTAAAAGATCCAGTAAAAGATCCAGTAGTATACGATGAAGTAAATAAATTAAAAGATGCAGTAGTTAAGAAGGATCCAGTATTAGTAAACGAACTTGGTCCAGGGGGTCCTTGAGGACCAGGAGTAACAATTTCAACAACATTAGTGACTTGTTGAGGTATAACCAGTATATTGCTAATATCATTATTAACATCTACTGTGTTAAATGTACTCTCTACATTAACACTATTAATTGTATTATTGATTTGGATCTGACTCATTAGCTCACTACAGTAACTTCTTTACTTAATCTAACTTTACCTTCAAGTATTCTGCTAACTATAGGACAATCTCCACTTCCGGAGATTATGTCTAGATCATAAACGGCATCGTAAAAATTAAACATAGAAGAAGTACATGAAGCGATGTATATAGTAATTCCTCCAGATACCGCATTAGACATGTTTAATCCCGTACCATCGGGATTTAAACTACTACTTAACGTAATAATAGGAATACTAGAACTATATGAGTTTCTAATTTGCATTTTAGAACTATATTGAGTAAGATTAACAGGTACCCCAAGATTATCTTTATAGATTAGTGGGATATCAACTGTTGAACCTTGTTCAATTGTAAAAGAATATTTACCTGCGGCCATGTGTATGTGGGATTACTATCGATAAATATTAACTAGTTACTAGTCTCTGAATTCTTGGTATACTTGAAGTATAGGAGATACTATTTCGTGTCTATGGTTTGCTTTTAAAGCAAATACTTTAAATCCTTTTACATGTTCCTCAACTCTAGTTAAGAATGAAAATCCTGTATCTTTTTTAGTTTTTAAATCTATTTGAGCTAAATCCCCGCATATCACCATTTTAGATCCTTTACCTAGTCTTCCTAGAACAGTTTCCATTTGATCGTGTGTAACGTTTTGTGCTTCATCTACTATTACAAATGATTTAACAAATGTTCTACCACGCATAAAAGCAAATGGTACTATTTCAATATTGCCGTTTTCTAATTCTTTATCAACTTTATCTTTACCGTATAACATATAAAGATTATGATAAATTGGAGCCAACCATGGATCCATTTTTTCCTTTAAATCGCCGGGTAAAAATCCTAATTCTTCTTTAGCTACTGTAGGTCTTGTTATTACAATTTTATCTACTTCGCGCTTAAATAGCATATCTAAAGCTGCTTGTACTGCTACTAAAGTCTTTCCTGAACCTGCCATTCCTTTTAGAACGACTACTGGATTTTCTACGATAAGTGCTTTTGCTAATTTTTGTTCGTCATTAAGTTGGAGTTGAAACTTAATTGGGTTTTTTGGTTTTCTCTTTGGAGTGAAAACTTCATCGGTGTGATGGTTTGAAGCCATAATGTAACGTTTTGGTTTCGTATAAATATGAAAAAAAAGAGCCGAGCTTGCGCTCGACTCTAATCTTTACTAAATATTTAATTATTAGTTAATACCTAAGGCATTTAAACCATTAACGAATACTTTACCGTAGAATTCAGGACGTACCATTTTCTTAGCGTAACGAGTCATGATACCTTTTCTTGGTGTGAAAGTTTCAGGATCGTACACAAGTGGAGTCATTAACAACGGAACGTATGGAGCATAAACAGCACCTGATTCCAAGAATTGAGCACCTTTATAACCCATAAGGATTACGTTATCACTAAAGTAAGGATTTACATATACTTTGTAACGAGAGTTTAGAGAACCAATTTTTTGGCTACCAAAGTTGAATACTTTATCCAATTCAGCACCTGCATCAGAAGCATATCCTGGGATAGACTGCATGATAGTAGCTACTGCTGGAGAAATTACCAAGAAGTTAGCTTGACCTCTAAGAGTTTTTTGCAAGATTTTGTTAGATACTGATTGTAATACTGTACCTAAAGTTGCGAACCAACCACCTTGTGTGTTATAGAAACCACCAGTTGTAGTTGAAGTTTGAACGAATGTTGAACCATTCCAAACTTTATTGTTTTCTGCTGACCAGTATCCTGTAGTAGCTGCTTCTTCAGTCAACATACCTAAGATTTCTAAGTCAATCTCCATAGCGATGTATTGAGATAACAATCCAGTTAATTCAGCTTCAGCATCGATGTTTTGGTAAGCATTCAAATCTTGAGCTAACTCAGGAGTCCATTGTGCTTTCAATTTACGAGTTTTCGCAACGATAGCATCTGATTTCATTTGGATGTTAACGGTTGGAATAACGATTTGAGTTTCACTCAATGAGTTAGGAATAGCGATTCCAGTATTATCAGCTTCAAAATCACCTCTTAATGCAGGAGTAGTTTGTTTTTCAAAGTAAACTGTACAAGAACCAGATGAATTAGCACCCGTTAAAGCAGCTGTTGTAACAAATGTTAATTGTGCAGTTGATGAGCTACTTACGTAGTTAGTAAACTGTTGTAATACGTTTAATCCATTGATCAAAGAGCTACTTGGAATAAATGCAGCTGCAGCTAAGAAGTCAGCATTTGTAAGTAAAGAAGCTGAGGCTGCTGAGAAGTTAATTACATATAATGACCCAGTAGAAGACTCGTAACGAGAATCCCAGTTAACTTGGCTTAATGAATTTACTAAAGATGCAGAATAAGCTATAGATTGTGAGAATTGGTTCATTGAGTAACCATATCTACCTTGTCCGTAAAGACCACCTGTTGGGTTAACGTTAGAGATATCAGCATTTGTAGCTTGAACATCAGCTAATGAACCGTAAAGTGATTTATTTTGTTGGAACGGAGTTTTATTATTTCCGTATTGGAAATCTAGATAAAATACAAGACCAGAAGGCATAGCCATTGGTTGTACAGATACGAATTCTTTAGCTACGATTTCAGCGAATACTCTACGTACTAAAGGCAATGCAATACCAGCCCAGTTTTCACCAGTACCACCTAACATTGAGTTTGTACCAGAAGTAACGTTAGTTTCAACTACTAACTGTTTTGCCTGGTTTTCAAGGATAACAGCCATGTTGTTTTTCTCAACTTGGTTACTGATTCCTTCAAGAAGTCCACTTTTTTGCCATTTAGTAGCAACTCTTGCTGCTTCTGCTTGTTGGCTTTTCCATGGATTTGCTCCTTCTAAGAGCATGTTTAAATTGTCCATTTTTTTAATTTTAATTTGTTTGGTTTATGTTTGCTAATTTTTGCATTCTAGTTATCCATTCGTTGTTTTCAACGATTAGTTTTCTAGGAGCCATACCTGCAGCTTTAGAAGCGAATCCTAATGATTCTTTCAATTGAGTTTTACCTTTAGTAGGAGCAACGAATGCTTCTGAAAGTGACTCATATACTAATTTAGCTTCTTTAG